AGAAGGACCCTACCGTACAAGCCATTGGTATCCGTGGCCATATCAACGGTGCTCGTGCTGACCTCATCATCATGGATGACTGTGATGACCATACCAACGCCCATGAGTATGAAAAGCAGATTGACTGGATTCAATCAGAAGTTATGTCTCGTATTGATAACGATGGCGGAAAACTTCTTGTAGTTGGAACCCGTCTGCGCCCACGAGATTTGTACTCTGAATTGCGCGACCCTATGCGCTACCCCGATGAGACATCCCCATGGACTTACTTTGCTCAACCTGCGGTACTGGAATTTAAAGATGACCAGAAGGATTGGGTAACTCTCTGGGCTAAGACCAATATGCCACCTGTATCAGGTAAAGGCGTTCCAGATGAGAACGGACTCTATACCAAATGGGATGGCGAGGCGCTTCATAAAAAGCGTGGGCGTATGTCACCCAACTTGTGGGCAATGGTTTACCAACAGCAACAGGTACACGAAGATTCCGCTTTCCCTGCTGCAGCAATCAAAGGCGTTATTAATGGTTCTCGCAACATTGGTTTGATTCCTAAAGGCAAGGCTGGCAACCGCCATGAAGGTATGGATGGTTTAGTTGTTGTCGCTGGTCTTGACCCCGCTATGTCAGGTTATACCGCTGCCGTTTGTATTGCAGTAGACATAGCAACACAGAAGCGTTATCTGCTAGATGTGTCAAATGTACCTGGCATGAAGCCAGACGACATCAGAACTCTCATTAAAGACTGGACTGATAAATATAAAATTTCTGAGTGGCGTGTTGAGAAAAATGCATTTCAAGCGATGTTGACTCAGGACCGTGAGGTGCGGGAATACCTATCGGCTAGAGGTGCAACCCTTAGGGAACACCATACAGGACAAAATAAATGGGACACCGACTTTGGTGTTGCATCTCTAACCACACTTTTCCACGGGTATGAAGAAGGCAATAACCTTATTGAATTTCCTTCAACACATTCATCCGAAGGACTTAAGGCTCTTATTGAGCAATTAGTTACTTGGTATCCCGATGCTCCTAAATCTCAAAAGACTGACTGCGTTATGGCTTTCTGGTTTACAGAACTTGCTATCCGTGACCGTATCAACAGTGCAACAATCTTTGCACGCAACCACAGTAGACAGTCTATGTTCCACACACGCTATGACAAATCACAACAATCAACAATCTCATTATCCGATTTAATGACAATCTAACAAAGGTAGGAGGTGCGTATGGCTCTATCTATTGATGAAATCAAAGATACTTATGACCGTTACCGCCGAATGTATGATGACCGTGACCAAAGAATGAATCAGGTTCTTTTGGTTCGTCAGGGCAAAATGCGCGATGTCTACCCAGACTTATTTCCAGATGGCCCATTTGAAAATCCTATCGTTGCAAACATGGTTGATATTGCTGCCCGTGACTTGGCAGAAACCATTGCGCCACTGCCTGCTTTTAATTGCAACTCTACCTCCATGGTATCTGAGGCAGTTCGCAAGAAGGCTGATAAGCGCGAGGAAATTGTTAACGGAATTGTTGACTTCTCTGACCTTCAATCACAGATGTTTGTTGCTGCTGACCGTTATGTAACTTACGGATTTGTACCAGCACAGGTTGAAATTGATTATGAACAACAGATGCCACGCATCCGCTTTATGGATTCATTAGGTGCATACCCAGTAATTGACCGCTTTGGCCGTTGCACAATGTTCTTCCAGCGCATTAACAAGCCAACTCAGGAACTGATGGCTCAGTATCCAGAGATTGCACATTTGATTTATGACAAGAATACCCAGTCAACTATGTCTGAGGTTGTGCGTTTCCATGATGCAGACCAGGATGTATTATTTTTACCTCAACGCAGTAACCTAGTTCTTGACCGTGCTACCAACCCAATGGGTGAATGTATGGTTCGTATTGTACGCCGCCCATCTATTGATGACATGGCACGAGGACAGTTTGACGATGTATTAGCAATTCAAGTTGCTAAGGCTCGTTATGCATTACTTTCTTTAGAAGCAGCAACCAAATCAGTACAGGCACCTATTGCGATGCCTCAGGATGTACAGGAGTTAGCCCTTGGACCAGATGCAATTATGCGTTCCAGTAAGCCTAACGAGATTCGTAGAGTACCGCTTGAACTACCTGCTAATACTTTCCAACAGCAGCATGTTCTTGAAAGCGAATTACGCTTAGGTTCACGCTATCCAGAAACTCGCACTGGTAATTCAGATGCTTCTATCATCACAGGCCGTGGTGTTCAGGCTCTTATGGGTGGTTTTGATACACAAATCAAGACAGCACACTCAATGTTTGCCCGTGCATTTACAGAGTTGATGGCTTTAGCACTTAAGACAGATGAAAAGATTTTTGGTAAGCAAGAAAAAACACTAGAAGGTATCTTTAACGGTACTCCGTACAACATTAAATACAAGCCAGCACGAGATATTGATGGCGATTACACAGTTGATGTGCAATACGGACTCATGGCAGGACTTGACCCTAACCGTGCGCTAGTCTTTGGCTTGCAGGCTCGTGGAGATAAATTGATTTCACGCGATTTCCTTCGCCGTCAAATGCCATTTAACTTCAATGCAACACAAGAAGAAGAAAAAGTTGAAACAGAAGAACTACGCGATGCCATGAAACAGGCTATTGCCTCTTATGCACAAGCAATTCCAGCACTTGCCTCTCAAGGACAAGACCCATCAGACATTTTGATGAAACTTTCTACCGTAATTAGTGAACGCCAAAAAGGAACAGCGATTGAAATTGCTATTCAAAAGGCGTGGACTCCACAGAATCCCCCACCTGCTGCTACCCCTGCAGAAGTAAGTCCTCAAATGGGGCAACCAGGTGCGGTTCCAGCAGGTGCGGGGCAAGAACTACCTAGAGGATTAGCGCCTACGGGTCGTATGCAAGGTGTTGCAGCAGGACAAATTGCGCCAGGCGGCAGACCAGATATTCAATCGTTACTTGCATCTCTTGGTGCTCGTGGCGAACCTAACCTACAAGCAACTGTCGCACGGCGACAACCTATTTAAGGGGAGGAGGAAAAACCATGGCATTTGGACATCCAGTAAAGCCAAAGAACCAACCTGGCAAAGGCTCAAAGCCAGCCAATCAGGGTTCAGCAGGTAAGCCAAACATTGCTCAGCCAGTTAAGACAGGCGCGCCTAAGGGTGGTAAGCCTAAGGCATCAGTAACAATGTTTACAAAGCAACCATCAGGTACACGCGGTTCAAAGTAATTCTTAATCCTGAGCATGATTTAAAACTGCTCACCACAATACCGCTCTTATAGCGAAGGATAAATCATGGCAGAAGCAGCAGCAAACAATTTCAAGGTATCCGCAACAGGCGGAGCAGGCACAGCAGGACAACCAGCACAATATGTTGCAGGTATTGATAATGCGCAAGATTTTCAAGAATTAGAGTCATCTGCAAAGATGAACAAGTCAGGTGTATCGCTCCCTCAGGGTCGTAGCGGTGGAGCACCTGTAATGGATATGGGAGAAAAGCGCACTCCCCTTAGCGAACTTAAAGGCACTGACCCAAATGCAGTTACTGCTGGCGCTGCCAAAGATTCATCAACACCAGGACCAGAAGTTCTAGCATCAACTGCAGGACTCGCTGCGCAATCAAATGAAGATATTGCAAAACTTGCAGCCTTGCTTCCTATTTATGCCCAGATTGCAGAAATGCCAAATGCAAGCAATGCAACTCGCAACTATTACCGTTGGCTTAGAACTCAGGTAACAACAGGATGAGTTGGTTTGACTCGCTTGGTAAGATGGCTAAATCTGCAGCAGACTTTACTGGTGTTGCAGGTCTTTACCATGATTTATCTACATCAATGTCCAATGATGACCCTTGGTATGTTGATAGTTTAAATGTTGTTAAAGACATTGGTAAAATTGGAACTACTCCAATTCGTGGTGTTGTTAAAGGCGTACTTGCTGCGGGTGAAGAATCCTACAAAATAGGTGGCGTTGCTCGTCAGGCTCTTGAAAAGGGAATCCTTGATACCCCTTTTATGTACAACAAATTTAAAAATACAGGCGAATCTTATGATGATTACAAGATGCGCGTTGAAGCAAATAAAGACCAGATTTCTGTAGGCCAAGCAACTCTTTCACTTCTATCACCTGGCAAAAACTCTGGTGAAAGAAGCGGATTCTTTCAAGACTGGACAGATAATAACCTGCGCTTTATGTCTGCTGGCTTTGACTTGTTCAATCCAGATGACCGCAAGGCTGCTTTCCAAGACCAGTACACAGGTAAATTCATATCTGGTATGGAAGATACAGTTGCCTCTACTGTTATTGACCCACTGACATTTACTGGATTCCTTGGTAAAGGTGCAGTGATTGCATCAAAGGCAACAATGCTTGACCAAATTAATGGTCGTGTTGCTCGTGCTGTATTTGGTAAGTTTGCAATGACACCTGAAAAGGTTAATGAAATTGTTGCTCAAGGTGTTAAAGGCGAAGGCGCTGCTGCTAAAGATTTGCAGTACTTGGCAGAGACAGATGCTGCTGAACAAGCAGGTTACTGGGCAAAGAAAAAAGTTACTAACCCAGATGCCATGGCATTTCTTTTTGGTCGCGCTAAAACTGTTGAAGAAGTTGGCGATGTATTTAATGCTATTACTGGCAAGAATACAAAGGCTATGGCTGCCCTTGCAGAGCGTGACCCACAAACTGGTTTAGTTCTTGAGAAGTTCTTAGATGGTCCTTCACATGCAGAGCGCCAGTTACTTGATGGAAAACTTCAAGGTGACATTCTTGTATCAGATGAACATAACGCTGCTATAGCCGATTATGTAACAGATTTAATTAAGACAGATACTCGCTATGCAATGGCATTAGATAAAGTTGCTACTGGTGGTACTCAACTTAAGTATGGATTTGAACGCGGTTTTGCTAAAGGTGCATCAATTAAGGCTGGCCAAAAGGCTGCAGCCCGTACATTTGGTGAACCAATTATTGACACTTTCCAAAAGACAAGCCTTCATCCAGTCATCAAGGTTGTCAATTATTTCCGCGAAGATTTGCCAAGCGGTGTATTCAATGTAAACGATGGTAACTCATACCAAGAGTTCAATACATTCTTGCGTGAGGTTAATGACCTATCTGGTCGTACTTTTGGTAAAACTGCTCGTGAATTTGCAGACAAGTATCTTGCTTCTGCCAGCGAAGCAGAACGCATGGATACTATCGTCAAGGCTGAACAAGCAGCAATGGCTCATTTATTCCCACAGTATTCAAAAGATGAAATTGACAAACTATACGGTTTGTTTGATTCTCGCCGTGCTGGTGCAATTCAAAAACATAAAGACCAGGGATTTATTTCTTACTTTGTAGGCGATACGCTACAACATGCCGTAGCCCCAATTCTTAATCGTGAAGCAGCAAACACTGTAATCATTGCCGATATGCGTAAACTTAAGTACGCCATTGATGCCCATGAAGGTTCTCTTAAGACATTGCTTTCAGGTCTTGATACACAGGACTTGGCTTTGCGTGGGCAAAAGGGACTTGCTGCCCTTGATACCGTTAACGATATTTTTAAAACATCCGTGCTTATGCGCCTTGGATATACAGTCCGAAATGTGGCTGAGGCTCAACTATCTATGGCAGCCAAGGGCTTTGCCCTTCCAGGCATGTTCCTTGCCAACGGCAAAGAAGGAGCAGCACGCTTCTTTAATAACCGTAAGACAGGTTTCTCCCGTTTAGGCGACCACATCAATGTGCTTCTTGGTCGGGCTGACGATGCAAATGTACAAGCCGATTCAATCGCTCGTTACATAGATGCAATTCGCAATGATGATATGACTATTAACCAAACGGTTAAACATATTAATCAACGCCTTAGCGAATTACTTGATAGCGAAAAAGGTTTTATAGACCGTCAAGGGCCAGCAACCGAAGCGGGCGCAAGACCATTACGCGCCGAAGATGAAGTTAAGATTTTGATGGGTGTGCTTGCAGACCTTCAATCAAAAGTTACATACCATGGTTCTCCAACTAAGTTTGCTATAGATGCTTCTCGCCCAATCTCTACCTCTGGCATTAAATCTGTTGCTGATGGTTATGCTAAGGGTGGCACTTACCACTCAATAAGTGATTATATTCCAACCAAGTCTGGTCGCCCAGGTCGCCTTGGTCAAAAACCAGCACCAGCAAATGCACAAAATTTTCCAACTGAAAAGCGTGCAGATGTTCTTAACGAAGCCATGCTCAAACTGCAATCAGATATGATTGATGCGGTTAATGCTGGTCGCAAAGTTGAAGTTAAAGACTCTGCTGGAAGTTGGAAAAAAGTAAAGTCTATTAATTATGAGACACTTGTTCTTGCATCTGAAACAGATGAAGATGAGGTAGTCCTTTTTAAAAATTGGTCCCATCGCCCAGTATTCCGTGTTAATGCTAACAAGGGCAAGACGGCACAAATTCGTTCTTATGGTAAGACTTTAACTCTTACTAAGAAAAGCATGACAGATGTTGAGGCTGCAAGAAAACCTGGCACACCTTTTACCGCCGAAGAAACTGTTGGCTCATGGAAACTTTTACCAGAAGAACTTAAGACAGAAGTATTTGCTGGCAAAGTTTCTAACTTTAATACCTGGCTTAAGACCAAAGGTTGGCAGAATTCAGACGATGCAGTTACTCGTTGGGCTACAGATAATGGCTACGGAAGCCTACTTGTAAGCGATGACAAGCGTGCTGCTGGTCAAAGCCATATCATTCTTCCTGGCTCCATTGGCAAAGCAGGGCGTGCTCGTCAAGTAAAGCAATACATTAATTCCATTAGAGAAGGCAACTTGCCTCAGGCTATGGCTGATGTTGCTGTTGATTTTGAAGCAGCCAACATGACTCCTAAGGAACGCCGTCTTGCAAGCCGTGCTTCACGCAAGAGTGCACGCTCAGGTATTAAAGATAATGCTGTATCTCCTTACTACCTCAAAGATGGTATTCAGGCCATGGTTAATAATGGCATTGAAGATTTTGGTCTTAACATGGCACGCAGCAAGGCAGAGAACTTGCAGGCTATGGATGATGCTGTTGCCCGTATGGGTGCTCGTGTTGATGTGGCCGAAACAAATGCTGTTAAGCAACGCATTGGTTACGGATATAACGAGGTTACTGCTGGTGGTGTCAAGTACACAGTGCCTAAAGTATTTCAAGATGCATCATGGCACATGGGCCGTACATCTGCAGAAGGCACTTGGAACAACCAAGTATCTAACCAAGAAATGGCTTTCCTTACTGGCATTGGTTCACGCAGCGTGCGCCTTATCCAACCTAACGACCCTAAGTATTTTGAGGGTTGGTCAAACATTCTTAACATGCACTTCCGTGACCCTGAGACAGGTGTAATGGATGCTGTTGTCCGTCAGATTCTTGATAAGAAGTCTGATAGCGATATTCTAAAATGGTTCCACACTCGTGAGGGACAGGCTTACGCCAACGCGACATACACTCAGCCTGGCAAGTATTTTAGTTTCCACAAAGTATCTACTGGCGAATTAGATGAAAAGTTAATGGAAAGACTTAACATGACTCGTGGAGCGGTTAAGGCTTATATTCCAGATGCTGAGACAGAACTTATGCTTAGCAGCGCAAAGCCAGATGGTAAGCCACTATCAGGTGGCGAGATTCAAAAGTTCCTTACAGAGCGTTTCTCATCTACACCTGAAAAGTTAAACCCAATTAATGGTTTGCTTGTTGTAACCTCTAAGGAATACAAAGACCAAGAGCGCCTTATTGACACACTCAATCGCCGTGTTATGCGCTTCCTTGGTTCACTTCCAGAAGATGTATTTGCTCGTCACCCACTGGCATCTGCCATGTATGACAAGCAACTTAAGAATAACCTTGAGGCTATTGCGCGAGTTAAGGGTTCAGAAAAACTTACAACCAATGAAATCAACCGAGCCATAACCCACGCTCGTGAGACTTCACGCCAAGAAGTTGAAAAGACTTTGTTCACTATTGTTCGCCGTAGTGGTGCATCATCTAGCCGTGTAGTTAAGTTGCTGTTTCCATTCTATGCAGCCTACGAAAATACACTTCGCCGTTGGGGTGGCATGGCAATGGAGGACCCATCGCTTATTGCTACTGCTGGTCGTACAGTGGCACAGGTTGTACATGGTCAAACTATTATTGACCAAGATGGCAACCGCATAACAGATGCAAACAAGTTGCAAGGTGGAATGACATCTAACCTTGTAGTGCGTGTGCCACAAGGATTCATTGATTCGCTACCAAAATCATGGCGCGGAATTGTTCAGGACTCATTTAAGAACATTAACATTCCTCTTAGCAGCCTTGATGTTATTACACAGGGCCAGCCAGGAAACCCAGGCGTTGGTCCAATGGCAGTTCTTCCAGCATACTTAGTGCTTAGAGAACGCCCAGAATTAGAAGATGCACTCAAGGTATTTTTCCCAGCAGGTATGCCACAGAAAACATCTGACCTATTCTTGCCAAGCGCGCTGCGCCGTTTAAGTACTGTGTGGAGCAAAGATGACCTGTATGTTCGCTCATACAATCAAATGCTTCGCTATGAAACATATAACTTTAACCAAGGCAAGCGCACAACTGCACCAACTGTAAAAGAAATTACAGATAGAACTAACAGATTCTTCTTCCTTCGTGCGTTAACTTCTATTTCAGCACCATTTGCCGTGGCTCCTGAGGTTGATTTCTATGCTCAAACATACCGTCAATTTCAGCAGCAATACGCTGACTACCGCGACCCACAGACTGGCGAGCGCGTACTTGGAATGGCCGATGCTAAGTTCCTTCAAATGTACCCAGATTTCTTTGAGGCAACTATTAGTCAATCAAAGAATGAAGGTGGCTTAGAGCCAAGCATTGGCACAGTGCGTAACCTTCGTAAGTTCTCAAACCTTATGGCTAAGGCTCAGAGTTCAGGTGACCCAGAACTTCTGGGCTTCCTTGCTAACGATGGTGATAACCAGTACACATTCTCACAGGCTGCATACCAATGGCAGTACAAACATGGTGCAACTCCTGGCTCTGGCAGTACTTATCGTCAAAACCGTACAGCCAATGAACTTCTTATTGAAGCCAATGTTAAGCGTGGGTGGACAGAGTTCCAAGACTTGATGGGACAAATCAGTGCATACCAAAAGCAAAACGGTATCACTGACCCTAAAGACCCAAACATGGCAATGATTAAGCAAGCAAAAGCGCTATGGATTGACCAAATGAAAACAGCAAACCTTGACTGGTACTCAGCCTATGTGTCTCCAGATAAGGCAAAGTATGAACGCCGTGCTCAACTTCTTGAGACAGCGTTTAAAGATAAAAAGTGGATGGCTCAGAACGGCAACCGCGCCGTTGTAAAGCAAGCCCTTGTTTATCTTGACGGTCGCAAACAGATTGCTGCAATTCTCAATGACCGTGATGCAGCAGGCGGTTCAGCAAGTTTAAGTGCTCAAAGCAACGCAGATGTTGCTTCTGTATACCAGGCGTTCGTAGATGAACTTACCAATGGTAGTCCAGAGTTTGAACAATTTATTAATCGTTACTTCGCAAATGATTCGGTGGTGCTCTAGTGGGAACTCCTATACAAAATGGTGCAGCAGCAATGGGTGCTAAATCCACTGCTCCAGCAGCAACATCTAGTAAAGTTGACTTAGCAGCATTGTTTGCTGCTGTTAAAGCCCAAGGTGGCGGGGTTGCCACAGGCGGAGCGGTCTATACAAAGCAAGAAGCAGATGCCGAAGCACAGGCTGTCTATCAACAAATGCTTGGGCGCAATGCTACAGGTAATGATTACTCAAAGGCAATCAGTTTACTTATGTCTCAGTCATCAGATACCAGTGCCGCTGGTCGCCAACAGGCCCTTAGCAGTGCAATTATGAATTCACCTGAGTATAAAATAAAGCAAGATAACAAGTACCTTGAGGCCATATATCAGTCAGTGGCTAATAGTGTCAGAAATGCGCAGGCTTAACTATGTTTACTCAGACACCTTATTCAAATGACATTGTTGCCACTGGTAATATAATTGATGCACAAAAACGCATTATTAACGCAACCAAAAATAAAGCAAATAAAAAAACAGAATATCAAGCCGCGCTAAAAGCGATTGCAACGGCTCAAGAAAAACTTGATGATTTAAAAGCAAAAGAAACTGCTTGGCAAAATAAGAAAAAAGAAAGCAAAGATGCATCTGTCGGTGCCTCAAAGCAGGTTGACTTAGATTTGGCTCTTGCTACTAATGATAAAAGCAAGGCTGACTCTATTGCCAAAACAATGTCAGGACTTGGCGTTCAGCCAATGGGTCTTGATGGTAAACCATTGCCAGGATTTACTGTTTCATCTGGTGGCTCTACTCCAGAATTACGCTACGGCCCTAATGGTGAAAGCCTTGTGCCAGGAACTGCTGCATATCAAGCGGGTTCAAAAATTAAACCTGCTACACCTGCAGCACCCGTTCCAGCAAAAGTTGCTGGAGATAAAAAGGCTGCTGCAGATAAAGCAGTTGCAGATAAAGAACTTGCACTTAAGACAATGTATGTGGATTACCTACGCACAACATTTTCAGGTTTAGAAAACAAAGACCAAAAAGCCCAGATTGATGGCCTCTTTGATAAAGCATCAAAAGAAGGTTGGACTGCAGAACAGTTCCAAATGCAACTTGAAGGTACAGCATGGTGGCAATCAACGCTGCCTAGCCTACGCTCATGGTATTTAAATACACATGACCCACGCAAGCAAGCAGATACTGTTGAGTTAGTTCGTAATAAAGTTGCTTCTGTTTCTAGTTACTTAGAACAACTTGGCGTTACAGTACAGGGCATTGACCCAGTAACTGGCAAGGCATTTGATAAGACAGGTTATGTCAGCGGTATTGCACAACAAGCCATTGAAAATGGCTGGGATGACAACCAACTTAAAGATTACCTTGCAACACAGTCACCTATTATGTTTACTGGCGGAGGCGAAATTGGTAGTTCACTATCTAAGATTCGTGATACTGCCTATGCCTATGGTGTCAAACTTGACCCTACTTATGAAAAGATGATTAACAACTCATTGCTTGATTCAGGCGATGGTCGTGATGCAAACTACTATATTGCAGAAATGCGCCGTCAGGCTCTTGAAAATCCTAACAACAAACCATTTGCTGAGGCATTGAACTCAGGGCGTACTCTTTATGAAGCCACTCGTTCATACCGTAATCAAATGGCTAATCTGCTTGAAGTAGATGAAAGTAATGTTACATGGGATGACCTTATGAAAAAGACTATTGACCCAACTACTGGTGTTGCTCGTACTTTTGCAGACTTTACTAAGCAGGTTAAGACTGACCCATTGTGGCAGACAACAAAGAACGCAAAGGAAACATACAGTTCAACCGCCCTTGACTTGGCTAAAATGTTTGGATTGGTGGGATAATGAGAGCACCTATTTACGAAGATTATTTGCCAGCAAATCCAAAACCTACACCCGCTCCAACTCCTGTAGTTTCATCACTTGCCGCTCTTGATATTATCTCAAACTTTACTCCATCTACAAAGATGCCAACACAAACAATACAGCCAGGGCAACCAGGTTTTGTTGGCCCAGTAGCACCAGTGGTTACACCTTCAGACACACAATCAACTGCCGATGCATTGGCTACAGCACAAGCAGCCCGCGATGCGGCTGTAGAATCTAAGCGTGCTGCACTTTGGAAAAAGGCTGGCACTGTAATTACCGCTCAGGGTCCAGTTGATGTTGACTCCACTGGAAAAGCATCAGATGGCACTATGCCTATTGCAGCACCTCCTGGTGAAATTCCAGCATCTAAAGATATGCCCAAAACAAGTGGAGTTTATTCGGGCAGCGGAACAAAGGGCGACCCATTTAGTTTAGATGGCAAACCATTTAGCGGAACTATCTTTGGTTCAACTTATACTAATGGAGTCATTACTAATTCAACAAATGATAAAGCGGCAGCAGATAAAGCAGCATTAGATAAAGAAAAAGCAGACCTCATTGCCCAAGGCAAGTTAGATGCTCGCGTAGAATTTGCTAATACTCTTAAAGCCCTTGGTTTGCCCCAGGCTTTAGTTGATGAACTAGATAATATGATTAAACAGGACTATACAAAGTCTCAGATGTATCTTGAATTGCAAAAGACTCAAGCATGGAAAGACCGTTTTCCTGGCATGAAAGCCCTTGCCGATGCAGGCAAAGCAGTAGATGCTGGTACATATATCAGCATGGAAAAAGGTTTCCTGCAGACACTTGATTATTATGGCGTTGATAAGAAACTGTTTGGTTCCACTGCAGAACTTGGCAAGCAAATTGGCAACTTAGTATCACCTAAAGCCTTTGAAGAAAGAGTGGCCCTTGCTGCCCAAGATGTGGAAAAGAATAAAGATGTTCTTGCAGAACTTAACCTTTACTATGGCGTAGATAAATCTGCTGCTATTGCATATCTTCTTAACCCAGAAATTGGACTTGATATTATCAAGCGCCAAGCACGCGCTGCTGAAATTGGTGCTGCTGCTGCTAAATCTAAATTTGATTTTGGCAACCTTGCAGGTGAAAAAGGTTACGGTGTTGCAGAGTCATTTATCAATGCATCTGGTACCATGGACCAACAATCACTTGATGCAGCCTTTGCTCAGGCTCGTACACTTGGCGATACCCAAGCACGCCTTGCTGCCATTGAAGGCCAGAAGTACAACGACTTGAGCGCAGTAACTGCAATCCTTGGTAAAGACCAGGCTGCACTTCTTGACTCTCAACGCCGTGCAGCCCGCGAAGCAGCCCGCTTTGGCGGAAGTTCTGGCTTAAGTACTGGCTCACTTAAGACACAAAGCACAATATAAAAGAATCCCCACCCTGACCGACCAGCCCAGGGGGGTGTAATAGTCTGGTAGCAATAGCCGACTTGGTTTCCCCGAACCTCGTTTGTGGATTGCGAATACAACTAACAAAGGGAGATAGGTAGATGGCTACCAATTACGAATACGATGACGAAGATGACGACCTCGGCAATGAGCCGCAGGATGTTGTTAAGCAACTACGCAAGGTAAATCGCACGCTTGAAAAGCGTTTGAAAGAACTTGAGATAGAGGCTGACACACTAAAGGTTCAGACTCGTCAGCGTACTGTCAAGGATGTTCTATCAGCAAAGGGAATTAACCCAAAAGTCGCAGCATTTATCCCAAAGGATATTGATACTACAGAAGAAGCCGTGTCAGCATGGCTCGCTGAGTATGGTGATGTGTTCGGAGTACAGCAATCAACTGAGGAAACTCAGGCCAAAGAGACTGCTTCCGATGCACAGCGCCGAATCCAGAATGTAATGCAATCAGGCACTCCACCACAAGTGGATGAAGATTCGCTTGCCAGGATTCTAAATGCTACATCGGCTGCTGATTTAAGTGCAATCCTTGGTATTCAGACTTACAACTAACCAAAAAACTACCAATCACCAGGAGGTGAACACATGGCATATACAGATTCCTCAGCCCTCGCAGGCTTAGTAAAAACTGCTTATGACCGCTATGTTGAGTTCGCGCTTCGTGCTCAGCCATTGATTCGTTCAGTTGCCGACAAGCGCCCTGCTCAGCAAGCAATGCCAGGTTCAAGCGTTGTATTCTCACTCTACAACGACTTGGCGGCCGCAACATCCGCTCTATCATCAGAGACAACAGACCCAGATGCAGTAGCACTGGCTGATGTTTCTACAGTTTCTGTTTCACTTGCTGAATACGGAAACGCATCACTTGTAACTCGTAAGTTACAGTTGTTCTCACTCTCAGATGTTGACCCTGCAGTAGCAGACATCATCGCGTTCAACATGGCAGACTCACTTGACAAGATTGCAATGGAAACATTGCGTCAGGGTACAAATGTTCTCTATGCAGGAACTGCATCACACACATCAACAGCAACAATCGCTGCTACAGATACAATCCGTGCAGCCGACATCCGCAAGGCAGTTGCTAAACTCCGCTCTAACAAGGCTGTTCCTCGTGAAGGTTCACTCTACTGGTGCGGTATCCACCCAGAAGTTTCACACGACCTTCGCGCTGAAACAGGCGCAGGCGGATGGAACGACATGCACAAGTACGCTGAGACAGGTACAGGTCAGTTCTGGCCAGGAACAATCGGAACATTTGAAGGTGCTTACTTCGTTGAGACACCTCGTATGTACCGTGGCGTAGACGGTGCTGATGCATCTGCTCTTGCTACAACTGCTGTAACTGTTGCAGGTACATCTGCAGGTTACACAATCGGCGTTGCTTCATCATCTGTTATCGCAACTTCTGCAGAAGCAGGAGACAAGATTTCAGGTACAGGTATCGCATCTGGTGCGAAGATTACATCTCTCGCAACATCAGGTTCAACAACAACTATCACTGTAGATACAGCCAACACTGGTGCAGTATCTGCAACAACCGTTGTAACAGTAACTCCAGTAACCGCTAACTACCGCACAATTATTGCTGGAAAGCAAGCACTTGCGGAAGCAGTTGCACAGGAGCCAAATGTTATCATCGGACCAGTCGTTGACCGCTTGATGCGTTTCCGCCCAATCGGTTGGTACGGAGTCCTTGGCTTCGCTCGCTACCGTGAGGCTGCTCTTTACCGTATTGAGTCAGGTTCTTCAATCTCTGCTTAATGCACTTGTAGTGGAGGGGGCGGGTTCGCCCGCCCTCTCTCTACACCAAACAAGGAGGATATATGGCACAGTATAAGTTTGTACCACCAAGCGTTTATGAAACACCTATTGCTTGGGACAGACTCTTTATTCGCTATGGCATCCACCGTGGAGTTTCAGTACTAATGATTGATGGTATGTATTCTTCATATCGCTTCCCTGGTCAAACAGAAGTAGCCGCAGCCACAGAGGTTTATCTTGGTGGACACGAATACATTATTGACGAAAACACTAAGACTCGTTTAACCGATGCTTCTATTGGTGGCGTGTATGGGGAGAACATAACAGCACTATGACATTACATCAGATTCAAGTACATCCAGAATTTGTAGAAGGATGTTTTGGATGCAAGTTGGGAACACTTGAACTTGGCACAGGCGATGCAACATCAGGTCGCGCTATGACTCAAAAGAAGTGGGACCAGGAACTTAACGCATATTCAACAGCACGCAAACAAGGCATACAGCCTGCAGGAACTTCCCTCAAGAAAATACAAGAAGCGGTAGATGCTTCCGACAAAGTAGGAAAAGCATATAACGCAAGCACGGGGGGATTTGACACATGACTGCCATCGTAGGTATTCAGGGAAAAGGTTGGGCGGTAATCGCAGCAGATTCCATGACTACCTATGATGACAAGCCGTACTATGCCAAAGGCATGGACAAAGTTGTACGCAAGGGTGACTATGTATTTGCCTTTGCAGGCGATGCCATCTCAGGAAATATAGCGGAGTTCCTATGGACTCCACCAAAGTTTATTAGAACAATGAGCCTTGATGCTTTCATGCAGGTCAAGGTACTCCCTTCCCTAAGAGAAGCCATGAAAGAACATGGCTATGAGCCAGATATTAACAAAGACCCAAACGCTGGCTTTGATGCACTCATTGCACTCAATGGTGTTATCTATGAAATTGACGAGGAGTACATGTGGTCACGAGATGACCGTGGACTCTACGCAACAGGCAGTGGTGGAGCATTGGCGCTAGGCGCACTAGCCACTGGTTTTAGTAAGAACTCTGTAAAGGCAGCAGAATTTGCTGCTCGCAGAGCAATTAAAATTTCTGCCGATTACTGTACTGGCGTTGGCGGAGATATAAAAGTTATCACTCAAAGGGGAAATCAAATGGCAGCAGCAAAGAAGATTACAAAGAAGGCAGCATACGCAGCCTACGAAAAAACAGAACCAAAAGCAACAAAGAAGATGGAACTTAAGAAGGGCGAATCAAAGGCTCAGGTTAAGAAAGAAGTTGCAAAGGGTATGTCAATGCTAAAGAAGAAGGGTAAGTAATTATGTGCAAATCATGTGGATGCGGAAGCGCACAAACAAATCAAGATGACAATTATGGAACAGTTAACCCTTATGGTATTAAGGGCGCCGAAGTTAATAAGCCAACTACTCTTGGACAGAAGTAATGGCGGCCAAGAAGGGGATGGGCTTTGCTGCTGCGCAAAAAAGCATTGCAAAAAAGCAAGGAATCCCAATGAAGAACGCGGGTGCGATACTTGCTGCAGGCGCACGAAAGGCATCACCTGCTGCTAAGAAAGCAAATCCAAATCTAAAGAAAGTATTGCCAGCAAAGAAAGGCAAGTAAATGTCAGACCCAAGACTAAAGCGAGCAGGAGTGGCAGGCTTCAATAAGCCTAAGCGCACACCAAGTCATCCAACAAAGTCACATGTTGTTGTGGCTAAAGAAGGCGATAAGGTCAAAACTATTCGCTTTGGTCAACAGGGTGTCACTGGCGACCATACGCCAACAGCGCGACAAAAATCATTTAAGGCTCGTCATGCTAAGAACATTGCTAAAGGCAAGATGAGCGCAGCATACTGGGCAGATAAGGTGAAGTGGTAATGGCAACAGGATATGCAGGAAGTACACTTGTAGCAGAATTAAATAGACTTGCCAATGGCGGAACTTACCCAGCACGCACTGCATTTCTTGAAGAAGCAGCAGCGGCTTGTAAGTGGGCTGGGCTTCCATATACATACGAAACCCTACACGCTCTTAACATTAAGCAAGGTATTACTAACCCAGCGCAGATGTATGGCTTAAATGCTATTTGCAATTTACTTGCTGGAACTACAAATCAATCAGCGGTATCAGCCCTAAGGAGTATTAACCTATGAGTACCTTAGAACAAATGACTGACCGTATTGAGACACTCCTTCATGGTTACAGCATGAATACAGAATCAACTACTTGGCTTACCGCTGCTTGCACAGCAGGTGCGACCAGCATTTATGTTAACGATGCAAGCGTAGTTAGCCGTGGCTTTCTCCAGGTTGAAGATGAGTTGATGTATGTCAATAGCACTAACAACATTGACAATGTGCTTACCCTTGCCCCATGGGGTCGCGGGCAGCGTGGTTCAGTAGCAGTAGCGCACGACAATCTTTCTAAGGCTGTTGTTGCTCCAGTCTTTCCACGCTATGAAATCAAGAAGGCTATTAACGACACGCTTAATTCTGTCTATCCACAAGTCTTTGGCATCGGTGCATACCAATTTAACTATGTGGCTGCTCGCACAACTTATGATATTCCAGATGCAGTAGAAAATATCCTTACTGTTACTCACTCAGTTATTGGTCCATCTAAAGAATGGATGCCAGTGCGTGCATGGCAACTTGACCGCACTGCTAACCCAACAGCCTTTGGCGATGGTACTAACTTTGGACACAGCCTTAGCCTTTATTCGCCAATCGTTCCAGGTCGCCCTGTGAATGTGGCTTATGCAAAACGCCCAACACTTTTTGACTTAAGTTCTACATCAGCACAAGAAATGTCAACAGTAACTGGCTTGCCATCGTATGCCGAAGATGTGCTTATCTATGGCGCAGCCTTCCGCATGGTTTCATTCCTTGACCCATCACGCCTTGGCCCACTATCTGCAGAAGCAGATGTTCTTGATAACCAGCGTGGAGCAAACAGCGGTGCTAACGCAGCACGCTTCTTGTTCAATGTATACAACACTCGTCTAAACGAAGTGGCGGAGAATATGCGCCGTCAATTCCCAGTTCGTTCACACTATCAGAGATAAGGCAGACACATGGCAGCAGGCGACCCAGGGGTACTCAAGCGGAACTTTTCCGCTACCGCGATTGAAACCACATTATCCTCACCTATTTCATCAGCAGCAACAGGTGATACCACAACAAGCGTAGCCGTTGTATCTGTCAGTGGCTTCCCATCTACTTTGCCATACACACTTATTATTGGTGCAGATACATCTAAAGAAGAAGTTGTTACAGTAACCGCTGCTTCATCTACCATCCTTACAATTACTCGTGGACAAGATAATACTCAAGCGGTATCACATGCTGCTGGTGCATCGGTACGCCATGGTATATCTGCTCGTGATTTTAAAGAATCACAAACACACATATCCGCTCGTGGCTATGATGCCGATTCAGGCATCCTTGCCAATGCTTCACAAACACATGTGCATGGACTTGTTTCTGGCGATGGTGCAATAGTTGGTTCTACTCAAGCAGTAACTCTTACACGCAAGACTCTTGGTACAGGCACAACCATTGCCTCTACTGTTGATATGTCTAGCGGTACTATTTCAGGCGGTACCTTAACTAGCCCTACAATTTCAGGCAGTCCAGTTATTACTGGTCTTTCATCTGCTGGTATGTCATCATCATCTGCTGCACCAAAGTCTTATGTTGATGCATTGATTACTACTAACGCAGCCTATGCCACTGCTGCTGCAAATAGCGCAGCAACTGCAGCAACTAGCGCAGCCTCCGCTGCAACATACGCTACAACGGCGCAGAACTGGGCAACACAATTATCTACCCCAGTTTCTGGTTCTGATTACTCAGCCAAGTACAATGCAAATCTTGCTGCAGCCTCCGCTGCAAGTGCTGCTACATCTGCCAATACTGCAATAACTAGCGCATCTTCTGCAGCCGCTTCTGCAGCATCCGCTGCGGTATCTGCATCAAGTGCTGCTGCCTCAGTTACTTCGGCCGTTCAACTATCAACCATTACAACCAAAGGTGACTTAATTGCTGGTACTGGTTCTGCAACGGTTGCTCGTTTAGGCGCAGGAACTAATGGTTATATCCTTAGTGCTGATAGTACACAAACAACTGGTCTTGCTTGGATTGCTGCCAACCCTGGAGACATCACTAGCGTAACCGCTGGTACTGGTCTTAGCGGTGGTGGTACATCTGGAGATGTAACCGTATCGCTTAATACATCTAGCGTATATGTTGTACCTAGCCAGACTAGCAATACTGGCAAGGCTCTTACTACTGATGGCACTACTTCTTCTTGGAGTACAACCATCAATGGTACTGCAATACCATCAACCAAAACTTTAGTAGTAACTACAGATAAACTATCTGTTCACGCTGCTACAACTTCTGCTGAACTTGCTGGCATCATCTCTGATGAGACTGGCTCTGGTGCTTTGGTATTTGGCACAAGCCCAACTATTGCAAATCCAACAGTTACTGGAACCCTGACAGCAGGAGGTTCTGCTGGTACAAGCGGATATGTTTTATCTACTACAGGTACTGGTATCCAATGGATTGTTGCACCATCAGGTTTGCCAAGTCAGACAAGCAATGCAGGAAAATATTTAACCACAGACGGCACATCCGCTTCGTGGGCAACAGTAACTACCGACCCAACAGCCGACATCTTTATGATGATAGGCGCTTAACCAACTACAAGGAGAAATACAAATGGCAAAGAAAGTACTTGGGCAAGTAAACCCAGCGGCTACAACAGCAACAACCCTATACACAGTTCCATCTTCTAAATCAGCAGTTATCTCATCTCTCACAGTATGCAACCAAGCATCTACTGCTGCTACCTTCCGTATTGCAGTACGCCCTGCTGGTGCTACCCTGGCTGCTATTCACTATGTAGCCTATGATGTAACTGTCGGTGCTGCAGATACAACTGCCCTAACACTAGGCATCACACTTGCTACTACAGATGTAGTAACTGTCTATGCTTCTACTGCAAACATCTCATTCAACGCATTTGGAGACGAGTCCTAATTGGCTATAACTAGAGCAGTAGCCTCTAGTGTTACGCAGGGGCTACCTAAAGGTAAATCATTATTAAGCGGTAACTCGCCTATTTTAACTGGCAGTTATGAGTCTATTGCAACTGCAACAGTTGGTGTTGGTGGTTCTGCTTATTTTGAATTCACTTCAATACCCGCTACTTATTCACATCTTCAGTTGCGTTTGTTTACTAAGACTTCTTATGCTGCAACTCCATCCGCTTTATTTATGCGATTAAATTCAGATGCAACTTCTACTTATGCGCATCACGGACTTTATGGTGATGGCGCAAGCGGTGCCGCTTATGCAGTAACTGCCTCAACTTCAACGGGTGCTGGGTATACTGCAGGAACAAACACTGCTAATGTTTTTGGCATCCAAGTAATTGACTTGCTTGATTATGCAAATACAAATAAATATAAAACAATTCGTGCTTTAACCGCTGCAGATTTTAATGGTTCTGGTCAGGTGCGTTTTGTTTCTGGTCTGTGGCAAAGTACTAGCGCGATAACTACAATCAGAATTTATGATGCCAATGGAGGCAATTTAAGTCAATATTCTCACGGCGCTTTGTATGGGATTAAATAAATGGCACAAACATATACTCCATTAGCCACTACTACATTAACCAGTGACCAAGCAACGGTTACATTTTCAAGTATTAGTTCTGCTTATACTGATTTAGTTTTAATATTTAGAGGAACTTGCTCATTTGGAAATCCTGGTTCCGATATAAATATTAATTTTAATTCTGATACGGGAACTAATTATTCTAGAACTTACTTGCTTGGAGATGGAACAAGTGTTTCTTCTGGAAGGTCTAGTTCTATTGCTGCATTTAAACCTTCTGGTTTATATTACAATATGTATCAAATAACACATATAAATAATTACGCAAATACAACTACCTATAAAACGGCATTATCAAAAAGCACAACTTGGGCTGTATCAAATGCAACAGGTTATATAGCAGAAACAGTTGGATTGTGGAGTTCTACTGCTGCCATTAATCGTATTGATATTACTATTTCCACTGGAACAGCAATTATTGGTTCTGGTAGCACATTTACTTTATATGGAATTAAGGCAGCATAATGGCATATACATATAGCAAGTTAGCCTCTACTACTGTTGGGGCGGGTGGCGTAGCCACTATTACTTTAAGTAATATTCCACAAAACTATACTGATATTAAAGTTGTTTTAAGCGCAAGAAGCACAACATCAAATACTGGATATGGGCGGCTTGGTTTATATATCGCAATTAATGGAAGTTCAACTTCATTTACGGGAGTAGATGCGCTTGGATTTGGGTCAAACGGAACTGGTACAACAACTTATTCTACCACTAGATGTGGCTGGATAAACGCCAATGATGCTACAGCAAATACTTTTAGTTCTACTGATATATATATTCCAAACTACAGCACATCAGTAAATAAATCTTTTTCTTGTGATTTTGCAACAGAAAACAATGTAGCAGGAGAATTGGTTGGCGGCTTTTCACAAAACCTTTGGCTCAATCCAACTGCTATATCCTCTCTTACCTTTAGCATTGAGTCTGGTTATTCTTTTTCTCAGTACACAACAGTAACTCTTTACGGAATACGGGCGGAAGTATGAGCATAACCAAACTAACTACCAACGGTTTAACAGGTGCTAAGTACGACACCGTATCTGCAGACAACTACTATATGGAGCCGATTGCTACTCAGTTGCTTGCATCTACTGCTGGAAGTGTAACCTTTAGCAATATTCCACAAAACTACAAACATTTACAGTTGCGTGTATTCGCTCAAACTAATTATAGTTATCCAGGTTCCGATGCTTTGTTGGTTACTATTAACAACGATACAACATCAACTTACCGTCATCATCAAATGTTTGGACAGGGAGCAACAGTTACAGCAAATAATACAACTAGTACTGATGGATTTTATATTAACCGTTTTGGTAATACTTCTAATGGTCATTGGGGTGCTTGCATTACCGATATACCTGATTACGCAAGCACTAATAAATATAAAACCGCTCGTTCGCTGGGTGGAGTTGATTGGAATGGCACTTTAGAAGGTGCGGTTTATTATAGTTCAGGATTGTATCCAAATACTAGCCCTATAACTACTATTAAAATATCATCTTTTAGTCCAGCCGTGCTTAGTATTAATTCTCGTATTTCATTATACGGATTGAAAGGATAAACAATGGCTAAGACTGCTACCTATTCATTAATTGCAAGCAATACCCTTGGGTCTGCTAACTCAACAATTACTTTTAGTTCTATACCAGCAACTTTTACAGATTTAGTTTTAGTATGCAACCTTTTTTCTTCTGGTACAACTTATTCAAATATTCGTTTTAATGGAGATACAGGAACTAATTATTCTTTGACTGACTTTTATGGTGATGGCGGTGGTGGCATAACATCAAGTAGACAATCTAATGTGTCACAAGGTGGTTCAGGTCCTACTATGGGAAGCGGTAATGTACTTATTTATAACATACTTGACTATTCAAATTCAAATACATACAAAAATATGTTAGGTAGAAACTCTAATCCTAGTAATGGAGTTTTTAGTTCTGTAAGTATGTGGCGCAGCACTGCTGCAATAAATAGCATTACTTTATTTACGGGTGTGGATAACTGGTCCGTTGGTTCTACCTTTAAACTTTACGGAATAAAGGCAGGTAACGCATAATGGCTTTACAAATATACAAAATTGCTGGCATTGAAGTAGGTTCTAGTGGTTCATCTTATATTGAATTTACTTCAATTCCATCAGGTTATACAGACCTTAAAATTGAACTAAGTTGTCGCAATGCAACTTCAAGCGGTGGTGCTTTGGCATTAACCCTTAATGCTACTTCGGCAAGCATTATTCGGATTTATGGCAATGGTAATGCATCAAAAGGTTCAGATACTTATGCCCCAGATGGTAGTGGTATGACTACCACTAGTGGATTTGGTGCAAATTGTTTTGCTAGTAATACTTTTTATATACCCAATTATACATCTTCAACTCAAAAAGCAGTTAGCATTGATGGTGTGCAAGAAAATACTGCATCAGATACATATATGATGATGTTTGCTAATTTAATAAATACAACAAGCGCAGTATCAACTATTAGAATTACCCCAAGTGGAAGTTCATTCGGACAATACACAGTAGCAACACTCTACGGAATCCTTTAGAAAGGGAGACAAATGACAACACCTACAGCGATTGAAGTTGACTGCTCAACAGGAGTAGTTACAGAACGCGAACTAACAGCAGCAGAAATAGCACAGCGTGAAGCAGATGCAGCAGCATATGCAACAGCAAAGGCAGAAGAAGAAGCAGCCAAGGCTGCAGCGGAAGCAGCCAAGGCATCAGCACAGGCTAAATTAGCAGCACTCGGTTTAACTGGTGCTGAAATTGCAGCACTCTCTAAGTAATTATTTCTTAATACATAAGGAGGCATAGTGGTATCACGCTCGCCCGATATTACCGAACGCACGATAATTGATTTATCTGGTCGTCTATCTACATACTATGACCTCAATGCCAATGCCTTTGACATTGCCATTGGTGGCTTGCCATTTATTATGGCTGTTACAGATAACACACCATACAAGCGCCAAACTGCAGAGTTTCGTGCTCAGCGTGTGGACCAGATGCGTGACCCAGGTGAGCACACTCTTGCAGGCTCAGGTTACTGGACACGCTCGCAATCATCATGGCACTATGGTGAAGGTATCCAATACACGGAGCCAATGGAGGGCAACGATAACGAAGTTCGTTTTCGCTTTCGCGATTCATCAGGCATTGACCCATGGACCCCTGGGCAACTTACATTATTGCATAAAACAGACAAAGTTCTAACGATGCGTGGCAAGACAACACTTGCCAGTGGTTCTAATGGCTCACCAACTTTGTATGCTGTAGATACAGAGCCAATCGTTACTACAACTACAACAACCTCTGCTGCATCTGGGTCAACAACTTTAACAGTTGCAAGTACCGCTGGTATATCAGTAGGTTGGCGCGTAGCAGATGGTTCTAACATTACAAGCACAACAACTGTCACAGCCATTGGCACTAATACAATTACCATTAGTCCAGCAACAACTGCTGGCACAATGGCAACCAGCACAGCATTACGCATTTCACCACAAACTGCAATTTATAGTATTACTACTGCTGGTACATCTGCTGCTTATATTACATACAATCAACTTGGCAATCAAACAATCTTGGCTCAGACATCCGATGGTTCTAACTTGTATATTGCAACAACTACCGCTTTGTATGATATTGACTTAACTACTGGAACTGTTCATCAACATTACGCTATTAACAATGGCACACCAATCAGTGCTGTTCTTAAGTTTGTTAAAAGTCGTGCAATCTTTGCCCTTACCTACGATGACTACAGCACTAAGGCTTATGAACTTACCTTTACTGGTTCAGGGCATGCGGGTGGCGCTATTAACATTAGCACCCTTACTGCAATCAGTGGTTCAACTCTTATGCCATATCGCTGGGAATGGTCTGGTATTACCGAAGGTAGCAATGCTATCTATCTTGCTGGCTATGCTGGTGAACACTCAACAATTTTTAAATTACAAGTAGATAATACTGGTACTTTAGGAACTATTGTTACTGCAGCGGTAATGCCAAGAGGTGAAGTTATTACTTCGCTATACAGTTACCTTGGAACATACCTAATGGTTGGAACTAACAAGGGTGCACGCATTGCAAACCTTGACCAAAACGGTGACATGGTTTATGGACCTTTAGTATTTCATAATGCCAATGGTGTTTATGATTTTGAAGGCAGAGATTCATACATCTGGGCTGGCAATACCGCTGGAGTAAGCAGCAACTCAGGTACTATGCGTATGAACCTTGCTCAGCCAATCACACTTATTGGATATGCCCAGCCTATATCAACAGGTGTATATGCAAGGGCAACAGATGTATATGCAGATGCATCAAGTGGAACAGTTCGTTCAGTTCGTATATTTGGTAACGATAATCAAGTTGCTTTTTCTATTGATTCAGATGGCATATATCTTCAATCAGCAACACAATTAGTTGAAACAGGACAAATCCGCACTGGCAAGATTCGTTACGACACCATGGAGAATAAAGCATGGAAGCGTATCCGCGTGCGTACACCTACCAATACAGCCACTGGAGATATACAAGTATTCAAAGTAACTCCAACATCAAATGTGTCTGTTGCTACTTTCTTAGAAGGAAATGCAACAACCGCAGATTTAGATTTGGTTAATGCTTTTCCAGACATAGAACCAGATGCATCTTTTAAAGTGGATATGTACCGAAGTGCAACAGATGCAACCACTGGTGCAGTAGTAAGTGGTATTGCTGTTAAGGCTTTGCCATCTCCTACCCGTGCTCGCGTGCTACAGATTCCTTTATTTATGTACGACAAAGAGACAGACAAAACAGGCAACATGATTGGCTATGAAGGCTATGCTCGTGAGCGGTTGTTCGCCCTTGAGACAGTTGAAGGTTTAGGTGCCACAGTAACTATTCAGGACTTTACCGCTGGTGGAGAACCTGTTGAGTGTGTGATTGAACAGATTACATTTACTCGTGCAACACCATCTGCCCGTAACTACTCAGGCTTTGGCGGTATCTGCCAAATCATAGCCCGTACTGTCGTATAAGGAGAACCCTGCAAATGTCATCCGATGTCGCAACCATCGTATATTCCTACTTCTTTGTTATCGCCGCTTTACTTGCTGGCATAAGTTTAATTGCTAAGCATACAATTAAAAAGCATACCGAGATACTTGAAGATAAGTTAGCAAGAATTGAATATGCGTTATATAACGATGGACATACTGGATTGATTAACAAGGTTGACCAACTAATTGAAAACCAAAACATCATAAAGATAGATGTTGAAGTTATGAAAGCAAAGGCAGAAGCATGAGTGCAGCAAAGATAATTGAAATAGCCAAGAAAGAAGTTGGCTACAAAGAAGGAAAGAATAACGATACCAAGTACGGTGTCTGGTTTAAGATGAACAATGTGCCATGGTGCATGGAGTTTGTGCAGTGGTGCGCAGCGCAGGCTGGCGAAGGTGGCAAGATTAAAAAGACTGCTGGTTGCCAAGACTTTGAAGCATGGGCTAAGCGCGAGGATTTAATTGTTGCTACCAATATGGTTCAAGCAGGAGACATTCTTCTCTATGACTTTTCTAAATCTGGTAAGTCGGAACACACTGGCTTTGCCCTTGGATACAACGAACACACACATCTCATTGACACAGTAGAAGGTAACACTGCTGCTGATGGCAAGGGTAGTCAGAAGAATGGCGATGGGGTATACCTCAAGCACCGTGCACCATCTACGGTGCGTTATGTAGTAAGACCGAAATGGAGCAAGTAATGAACACAAAACTAAAAGAACAACTAGCAAGCATCGGTGGAACTTATGGTCGTGCCTTTGTTACTGGTGCAGTTACAGCCTACACTCTAGGTAAGACATCACCATCAGACTTTCTTAAGGCTGGCATTGCAGCAATCATTCCACTTATTATGCGTTGGGTAAATCCAAAGGATTCATTCCCAAACAAGAAGTAAGTTTAAACAGATTAGCCCCTCGCTTAATTGCGGGGGGCTTTTTTGCTTTGCCAATCTTTATTTTCTTGTGTCTTAAGACGATGACAGTTGGCGCATAAAGTCTGTAAATTAGATAACAAATTGTTATTATGGTTGCCATCTATGTGGTCTATATCTAGTTGACTCCGATGGAGTGCAACGAATCCACATTCCTCGCAGTGGTCTTTCTTGTACTTGGATAACTTGACACGGTTGTTGTTACTCTTAGTGCGACACGAGTAATAACCACGCTGTTTCTTTTTGAGTCTGGTCGGGCCACATACTGAGCAGATACCGAAGCGTAACTCTGGGTTCTTGAGCAGCAACTTGTGCTGTTGAGGTTCATCCGCCTGTGGAATAGAAGCCACTGCCATTGAATTTCACGGGCACTGCGCTATAAACTTGGGACATTGATTCACCACAACAAGTCGGCGCCCAGTCGCTACCCATTGGTTTGTCTATTTCTTGCACTCCGCCACAGGAGTTGCACTTGTAATCATACTTTGCCATTAAGTAATCTCTTTAAAGTATTAAGCCTGCGAAGGCGTGCTTGTTGTTCTGTCTTAATACCTAGACGGTAAGCATAAAAAAAAGATGTGATGTTACTCACAATAAAGAAAAGTAAATAAATTATTTTATTCATCTGCTGGTGTTGGTACTTTCACTAAGGCTCCACATAGGGCACACTCTGCATCTACAAACCACATGCTTATATCGTTATCTTCAAACATACAGCCCACTTTAAATAGTAATGAGCCACACATGCAAGCGTGTACAGGGCCAAGGCTACGCAAGTCTGCGCCAAAGGGCGGGGTTGTTACACCCGCTTGGCTTAGCAGCCTCGCTAGACTTCTACTTAATCTGTTCAACACGAACAGCAGTGTACACGGAATTTAATTACAATCATGTAATTCTCCTTCGGCGTGTCGCACAATAGAGCAGAGTTTGTGTAGTAGTCTCCTCTATTGAAGGAGAAACAATGACACTTGAACTGATAACAGGTAAGAACTATGTCAGCCACAGCGCCATGTCTACATGGCTTGGCTGTGGTTGGCAGTATTACCTATCCCGTGTTCAGCATGTGCCCGAAGCGCCATCTTACTGGTTGGCTGGGGGCAAGGCTGTCCACGAATGTACAGAATACTACGACATCAAGCCAGAAGGTTTTGATTCCGTTGCCATATTCAAAGAACGATGGGAACACAACTATAAGATGGTTGATAACGGCATGCCTTGGCGTGCTGGTGGTCGGGCTACCAAGGCTAATCCCAACAAGGAAGATGCTGAGTGGTGGTTAGCCAATGGCCCACGCATGGTAGATTACTGGATTCAATTCCGTGAAGATAGTGGCTGGAAAATTTGGGACACACCTGAAGGCATACCCGCTATTGAAACTGAAATGAATCAAACAATCAAGGGCGTAAATGTAAAGGCGTTCCTTGACCGAGTAATGGTTGCACCAACAGGTGAGTTGGTAATTGTAGATATTAAGTCAGGAAGTACTGAGCCAAAATCTCAGACACAACTTGGCATCTATGCAATCCTTGTGGAGAAAACCTTTGGTGTTCGCCCACAACTTGGTTCCTATTTCATGGTACGCACAGGAGAATTAACACCGCCTGTGTCACTTGACCGCTTTACTGAGGCACGCCTTGGTAATTGGGTCAAGGGCTTTGAAATTGCTGTAACTAATAACATCTTCATCCCCGCACCTGGATTTATGTGTGGCACTTGTGCTGTAAATTCATCGTGCTATGCCGTTGGTGGCAAAGACTCACACCTCTACCCTGAAATAGAAATAGGAGCAACAAATGACTGAACCGCTATATCAAATCAATGTAAAGACACCTAAGGGTTCTTTGCTAAACATCCGCGCTTCATCCGAGGCCGAACTAGACCAAGCACTTGATGGTCTAACTTTGCGTATTGCAACTATCGCTGACCTTGAATCAAGCATTGATGCTATTTGCGCTGTAGCAAACGCAGGTCTTAAGCCAGAAGTTATCAGCCACTCAGCAGTTGCTGCAGTTGCTCCTTCTTTCCCAGCCCCAGCGGGCTACACACCAGCACGACAAAGCGGAGTACCTGACTGCGAGTGCGGTGGTGGGCCTATGCGCCATGTACCAGCAGGTATCGCTAAGTCCACAGGTCGCCCTTACAAGGCGTTTTATGCATGCCCTAAGCCACAGGGACAGGCTTGCCAAAACAAGGTATCTGCATAAAACATGCGCTTACTCAGCCGTGCTATTAAGACAGAATCACGAGGGGGTGCGACCCTTCCTGTGGTCTGGCACTCACTCGCTGCTCAACAAATAGCAATCCGTTACGGCGAAGTAAGCATGATTGCTGGGCCACCAGGGGCAGGCAAGTCAACGCTTGCTCTGTCTCTGGCGGTCAAAGCACAAGTGCCCACTCTTTACATCTCTGCGGATACACACTCACACACCATGAGCCTTCGCTTACTTGCCTTATTAACAGGTAAGCCACAGTCCGAGGTGGAACCACTGATGGAAATGGACAGAGATTGGGCAGCACAAATGCTCAAGCCTGCTGACCACATCATGTGGGAGTTTGATTCAGCACCAACACTTAAAGACATTGAAGATGCAGTGCTTGCTACTCGTGAGCGATTGGGTCAAGATGTTCAGTTGATTGTGTTAGATAACGCAGTAGATGTAACGATGGATTCGCAAGATGAATGGGGTGGCTTGCGTACCTTGATGAAAGAACTTAAGTGGTGGGCAAGAGAGACAGGGGCAGCGGTTGTGGTGTGTCACCACACATCAGAAGGTGTCCTTGGTAATCCATGTCCTCCACAAAAGGCACTGCATGGAAAGGTGGCGCAGACTCCCAGCCTCATACTCACAGTACATAATCAGGTATCAACCCTTGGTGTATGTGCTGTAAAGAATCGTTATGGCCCTGCTGATGCCACAGGTGGCACACCAGTGTGGCTTTCATACGACCCCGCAAGCATGCAGATACTAGATGTAGGACAACCTTAGGAGATTTAAATGGGAGCAATGTTTATGGAAAAGATTGATAGCCCTTGGGAGTTATCAGTTGTAGAAAATGCAGGCGAGATTCCTGCCAGCGCAGTAACAGATGAGATAGCAGTTAAGACTGCACCGTTGTTGACAGATATTAAGTCACAACTTATGTTGGTTCCTCGTACACTTACATATACAGTTGGGTGGAAAGCACTTGTTTGGAAAAATAAAGAGACTGGTGCGTTCCAGGAACTCACAGAAGAAGAACACGCAGCATATATTGATGGCGGAATCGTCTCTTACACCAGAGGCAGTAGCCAAGGCGATGCAAAAGATGAGGATACCCAAGGAGATTCAGGAAGTAATCCTCTCTGAGTTACCCAATGTCATTGAACAAATAGATGAAGCCACTAAGCACATCTATGACCCCAATACTATTTGGCTTGAGTCAATGCAGTTTGCAGATTATGTTTCACAGTTTGGCAAACATCTTCAAGAGAACCATGGCCCCGATTGTGTTGAAGAAGTAGCACAAGAGTTAATCAATTTATCTGAGTCTTTTAAATTCATGGGCGAGGGTGCATTAAAAGTTATAGACGAGACGGAGGAATGAATGGCTCACAGTTCTAAAGAAACATTATCTATCGGATGGTGCGACAATGGCATGACCGATGGAAAGTTTACGGAAGGTCTTGTGTATACAACAGTGATGGGTGTAGTCCCAGGCAATGTTACGGTACACAATGCGGTGCGTGTGCAAGGCAACCAGATTGGTCGCCAACGCCAAGCACTCTTTGATATGTGGGCTGATTCAATTAGCACCGACTGGTTGCTATGGGTTGACTCAGACATCGTACTCACTCAAGATGTACTTAAAAAACTATGGAACGCAGCAGATAAGATTACTCGCCCAGTTGTATGCGGTGTTTACTTTATCTCTAAACAGATGGAACAGTCAGTCATGCAGCCTATGCCTGCGGTATTCAACGAAGGTTCCAATGAGTTTGAAATTGCTTATGTGCACCCACTACCTGATGATGAAGTCATTAAGGTTGATAACGCTGGCCTTGGTTTAACACTGATGCATAAGTCTGTGGTTGCCAAGTTGCGTGAAGTCTCGCCCGACTATTCACTCTTTGCTGAGAAAGAAAACCTTGGCGAGAAGTTTGTTGGCGAGGATATTATTTTCTTCCGTAATCTTAAGAAGGCTGGCGTGCCTGTTCACTGTGTTACTTCGGCAAGAGTCAAGCACATGAAACGCTTTGCTTTAGATGAGCAGTACTATAAGTTGTACTGGTCTGTGGCTAATCAACAGATGGAGGCAGAGCGTGCCAACACAGCAAGCAAGTAACAAGCGCAGAGGCGCTGCCTTTGAAATTGATTTGGCTGACTGGTTTGTTGAGAGTGAGTATGAAGCGCAACGCTTACCTCGCGCTGGTCGCAATGACATAGGCGATGTCTTTCTTAAGACAGGAAATGATATTTATGTTATTGAAGCCAAGGCACCAAGGCGTGATGGCAAGATAGATTTATCTGGCTGGATTCGTGAGGCTCAAGTTGAGGCAGAGAACTATCGCATCTCCAAGAAACTAAAGGTTGCACCTACGCCACTTGTTATTATCAAAGCATCTAACAAGGGGATTGAGGAGTCGTATGTAGTGCAAAGACTTAGTGATGCTCTTGCAAAACTCTAAGCATGACATAGGAAAAGTATTAGAACATTACGGGTTTGACTTACCTCATTCCCATCGTGGTGGATGGGTCACTATTCGGTGTGCTTTCCACGGTGATAGAGTCAAGTCGGCTCGTGTAAACCTAGACAATGGTGGGTTCCGTTGCTTTGGCTGCGATATGGCAGGCGATGTGTATTCCCTTATTATGAAGAAAGAAGGAGTTGGTTTCAATGAGGCTAAGCAAATCGCAGAGAGAATTACTGGAGAAGGCGACAGAGAATTACGCTCAAAACATAGAGGAGATTCTTCCGTATCTGGAGACGAGAGGTATCACAAGACAGACCGCAACTATCTTTCGCCTCGGTTTCGTAAAGACACCAGAGGTGGGGCATGAACCTTACATCGGTAAGTTATCTATTCCATACTTAACGCCATCGGGAACTATTGACATACGCTTTCGTGCCTTAAGTCCTGATGCAGCAGGGCCGAAGTACATGTCCCGACCTGGGGCTACTACTCACATCTTTAATATCAATGCACTGGGTAATGCCGATGACACACTGGTTGTATGTGAAGGTGAACTTGATACTGTTGTTGCTACGCAGGCTGGCTTCACTGCCGTTGGCTTGCCAGGGGCTAACAACTGGAAACCTTTTTACTCTCGCGTGTTAGCAGACTGGAACAAAGTAATCTTACTATGCGATGGTGACAATGCTGGTCGTGAGATGGCTAAGAATCTAAGTCGTGAACTAGATAATGTGTTCCCTATCTTTATGCCCGAAGGCCAAGATGTTAACGACATATACCTTGCCGAAGGTGCAGAAGGATTACGCAAGAGGGCTGGCGTATAGGTGGCAAACCTTTCATCCTTTGACCTTGACTTTGGATATGGCAAGGGTGGAGAAAACTTAGTAGAGGAACTGCTTACCAAAGGTAAGACGGTGGAAGTAAAGCGTGACCGCAAATGGAATATAACTAACAATTTATATGTTGAAGTTGAGTGCTGGTATCAGGGGTCGCAGTCATGGGAACCATCGGGTTTGATGGCAAGCGAGGCTGATTACTGGGCGTTTGTATTAGAACACGGTGTACTCATGGTGCCCCGTTCTCATGTACACTATGCCTTAAGACAGAGTGGTAGAGAAATTACCTGTGAGATACCCCCGAACAGGAGCAAGGGCTACCTAATAACTGTGGATAATTTACTAGAGGCAATGAGGGTACTTAAAGATGAGTGATGATAAAGATTTGTTATGGGAAACCGTATACAAAGTAGCCCGCTTATCTGCTACTAGATGTGTACGCATCCATCGCAACCTCGTCACTGCCGATGATGTATTCCAACACCTGAACTTATGGGCGCTAGAACACTGGCATAAGATAGAGGAGTGGGAAGAACAAGAGTCCCTTATCTTTAAACTTAAGCGCACCTTTAACAATGAATCGCAGAAGTTTGCAGCCAAAGAGCGTGCATATAAAACAAAGTCAGTGCCAAGTGATGCGTTCTATTACACACATGAGATACTGCAAGAGTTACTCAAAGATGTATGGGCTTACGAGTCGTGGACTGCATCATCCACGCCAAGAGATGAGTTCATATCCACATCAAGTAAACCTAGTGAAGGTATGAATCGTGAGGCTATGTTAAGTGATGTTGCTTTCGGTCTTAAGAAACTAAACGAACAAGATAACCTGCTGTTGAATCGTAGATTTGCAGATGGTGGCATGGATGTTGATGCCCTTGCTGTTGAGTATTCGGTAAGCGATGAGGCTATTCGTAAGCGTGTGTCTCGTGCACTTACTAAGTTGCAAGAAAGATTAGGTGGTGAACAACCACAGTGGAACAACCGCAGATACCGCAGACCCGACAAGGAGCAAGAGCAATGATAGTAACAAGTGAGTTTAACTGGCGTATGTTTTGTATAGGCGTAGTCCATTACAAGAACATTAAATGTGTAGAGTTTTATCTCGGTGGCCTAGCCGTTGGTATCTGGTGGGGTGTTAAATGATTATTGGATTAAGTGGATACGCACAGTCAGGTAAAGATGCAACTGCTAATTTGTTATGTCTTAATTACCAATACACTCGCCGTGCTTTTGCCGACCCAATGCGCCATGCTTTATTAACTATCAACCCTAAGTTGGATAGCATCACTCGCGTATCTGATTTAGTAGATGACTATGGCTGGGATGTGGCTAAGAGAAACCCTGAGGTACGCCGTCTGTTACAGGTATTAGGTACTGACTTCGGGCGCAAGATGTTAGGCGATGATGTATGGATTAAGATGTCGCTTCGTGACTTAAGACCAGATGAACGAATTGTTATTAGTGATGTTCGCTTTCCCAATGAAGCCGATGCAATAAAGAAACTTGGCGGTACTGTTTGGCGTATCAACCGCAAAGATAATAGCGCGGTCAATGGTCACACCTCTGAACACGCAATGGATAACTATATGTTTAGCCATGTTATCTATAACGATGGAACACTTGATGACTTAAGTGATGAAGTGTTTATGCTTGCTAAAGAATTAAACTTAGATAAATAACCTGACTTAATACATAGAGAAACCCAGCGAGACAGGAGAGAATCGCTGGGTTTTTCTATGCACACCAACCGCTACGCTTCCCCTTCATAGGGGCTGGTGTACCAGATAATCATATCACTTGTTGTGCGCAGGGTCGGATACCAAGATGTTTAGTTGCTTACGCAGGCCAAACCTTTCGTAAGGGGTAGTCCCGCCCCAAACTCCGTACCTTTCGTGGACTAGCCCCCACTCCAAGCAAGCATCCATTACTGGGCACTCAACACAGATACGCTTGAGTATCTCTGCCTCGCCTGGGGCAAACTTGTCTTGCGGTGGGTAAAAGAACTCGGTGTCTATGCCTTGGCAGGCAGCGTTCTCAAACTGTTTGGCATCGTATCGCAGTTGGTATGTATCAGACCCATTGCCTCGTGAGTATGGCTTTGCCTGACTTAAGACACGAAAGAATCTAATCTTCATTAGTACCAGCCCAGTGCAAGGTGATGGGCATAAGCCTTGCAGATATTGTTCTTGCCGTAGTGTCTATCTATGTATTTAAGTCCAGCCTCTACCTGTTTGTATCCGTCATAAGTTGGCTGAGTTTTTATATTAACCCATGTGCTTGGCTTTAGTTGTGCAATTCCTAAGGCTTTGCTCTGTTTGTTTAATGACTTCGGCGACCAGTTACTCTCGCGCATCCACATTTCATACAAGCAGGGGTACTGCTCAAGGTTGTTTCGTTCCACTAACTTGTCCACTGCATAGCGTTGGTAATCGTTCTGATAGTAGGCAACCACCTTGCCATAAGGCGGTGCAATAAACTTTGCTGGTGTCTTAAGAACTAAGATAAGTCCCAAGATAATTGCTGTTGCTATCCACAGTCGGGCGTGAGGATGTATCTGTCTTAAGTTGTTACGCATTACTGTCCAACTTTCTCTCGGCTTCGGCGTGCAAGAAACTATCTATTGCTTTTTCCTCTTGCTCTTTTTGTCTTAAGGCACAAGGCGTACACTTTTCGTACATATAATTAAACACTCGTGGATTAGTTACTGTTGTGCCACAACCTAAACACTGCATGAATATAGTCATCGCCCATCTCCATGAACGATGTCGCCTCGTGCTGCTGCTGCCAGTTGGCCAAAGAACTGTGCATCCTCATCCTCTAGCCAGTCAGGTGTTGTGATAAACCTGTTCTCCGAGTCCAGCCAAGTTATGCTGAACCCATCGTGGTCATCCCAATGCAGGATAACTCGGTACTTAACTCCTTCGTAAGTGAAGTCAATGTCTTTATCGTAGGCAGTTGTAGTTCTTAATACAGAATCAACCTCAAACTTGTAACTCATTTGTTTTCTCCCGTCTTTAGTTTGTTTTCGTACTGTTCCATTATGCTATGCCAGTAGTCAAAGTCAAGGTCATTTGTACTGGCGTTGCGCTGTTCTCTTGCTCGCTTGGCGAGGGTGCGTGTGGCTTTCATCTCTAGTGAGTTCATCCATACACAACCTCTCCAAGTACGGCCACCTGCAACACCGCATCACCGCAGATAGCATCGTAATCATCAAAGTCAAACAAGTCCATAGACACCTGTTCGTTTGCTATCGGTAGGGCGTTGGCTAACTCCTGAATACCAATAACTTTTTCTGTCTTAAGTAATGTGACTTCATCTATTGCGACCAGTCTCACTTGACCGATGTGTTCCCAGTCTGCATCGCCGAGGTACTCACACTCGTGCCAGTGTGTACCGAAAGACTCCCACGCTGAGCCGAACACCGCCTCCCATAACTCCTGCTTCTTGACGGCAAGCGGGATGATAATTGTTTCATCGGACATTTAATTTCCTCCTTCGCAGTAGCAGTCGCCCCAGCATTGGCAACATACACCTTTGCTTTCCGTGGCGGATGAGTGAGTTGGTTTTCTTTTTCCACACATAAAGCACACGCAGTGGTGGAAGTAACTGGCTGACCCGTGAGGGTCGTTGATAGTTTTCTTGCAGATGTCGCAAGTCCAAGTCTGTTTGGCGCTCATCGGTTACACCTCTTGCATACCCAGCCTTTGACCTGATAGCGGTGGTGTTCTGTCTCTGCATCGCAGTTGTTGCAGTTAAAAATATGCACAGTTGGTGCATCGGTTGGGTCATCGTAGCGACTCATCTTATTTTCCTGTCTTAAGTAGTAAGTCATAAAGAACTGACCCAAACTTTGAGTCGTTCTGCTCCGTTACTTCTGCCATCTTTAGTGCCTCAATGCAGACCTTGAGTTGGTGCTCTGTTAATCTAATCATCTTGCATCTCCTGTCTTGCGGTGTCTCCGCGTGCCTTGCTTGGTCGTGAACCAGTGCCGACTTATCGGGGCAAGGCTTGCCTTGTTAGATGTACTTTTGTTTACATACAGGGCAGTAGAAATATCCGTAGAACAAGTTGTATACCAATTTTTCGTTGCACTTATTGCAGTCGGGAAATTCCCCTATTGCTTTTTCGTACTCCCAAGAACGACTGGTCATAACTATCTCCTGTCTTAAGATAGAGAGGGCTTGTTCCCTCTCTGTCGCTATTTAGTTGTAATCCCTACTTTGCCAGTTGGTGGCAGGTAAGTCAAGGATATTTAATGTGATGTTCGTCACACTCCGCTTAACTTAATGTGATATTGGTCACATCTAACCCTCAAGTAAAGGTTTAGAGTTTGCAATTCTGTATTAAGACACTATCTTGGGCAGTCATCATAAGGGAACTGTTCTTTCTCCTCACAAGTGCAGAAGTTAAACCTCTCTACCTGTGTAGCGTGGGTTAGTTGTGATAACTCCATCATAGACATTGGCATTTGACTGTAACATTCTCGGCAGATTACTCTTTCCTCACCGCTGAACCAGTCCTCGGTGATGTCGTTGCAGTCGTCACAAGTAATGGTGTCGCCTAACCCCTTTACCGCTGTGTATGTAGTCACTTATTAGCCTCCCATTTAATTAGGTCGCACACTCTGCCGTCTGCTGTGGTGTGGCAGTTGCCATAAACTTTGTGGTGTGTGGATGTGAACCAAACTCCAGCAATTAAGATAGTAAGTATTAAGACAGAACGCACGCGCTTGCCTCGTTTAGTTAGTTTCATTTGTTTCCTCCTCTTTATCATGGCTCGTGTGCCACACACACCAGTCCTCAACGCTTACGCCCACACCATTGCGGTCAATAGGCTCATTACATACGGCGCACTTAGTCATTACTGAACCTGCCATTTCATCTGCAATTCGTGGCAACACTCATCGCAATAGTTGCACCCTTCGTGTTCAGCGGGGTTAGTCTGCTCATCACAAGTTTTGCATTTAATTAATTCTGTATTAAGACTCATCGCTTGTACTCCTTCGCATGTTGGCAAGTGGATAGTGGAATAAGGCAGTCGCCACATATAACTTCTGTATTAAGACACATTACTATGCCTCCAAATCTTTATTAAAATTAAACGAACCTGTAAATTTTATCTTTACAATATAGGCTCGGTTATAGGCTAGGAAGTGCTCAAGGTCGCCTATGTTTTCAAAATCCTGAGCCAGTGGCGGGCTAACCTTGTTATCTCCCGCACCTCTTGGATTTTCTGTAAGGGTGAAGTGTGCTGTAATCATTTTATTCTCCTGTCGTGCTCGGTAGCAAGACTCTCTTGCTTACCTTGTGCCCTAATAGTCTCTCGCTGACTGCGCACTCGTCAAGTGTTTAGGGCTGTGACTTTCGTCACATTTCTGTCTTAAGTTTTAATGCCTCACCTCTACTAGCATTACATCGCCATCCCTGAGAATTGCGCTCGGCGTATCAAGTAACTCCCGCGCTTGCTCCTCGCTTTCGGCTCTGACTTCGTAGGTGTTCATTACATTGAATAAATAACTTTTCATTTATGCCACCTCCTCTTGCTCTGTCTTAAGTCCGATATAGTGGCGGGCTATATCATCCCAAGGGGCAACGCCCCAACCTGTGAGCATTTGAGATATAAGCAAGGCTCCGACTGTGCGCCCTGCCTCGCGCTCGCGCTCTGCAACCTGTGAGATATAAGTCTCAAATTCTGCCTTCATTACATCGGATAAACCTGAGACATTTTTGGCGTGTGTCTCTGGCTTGTCCATGATTTCAATGTAGGCGTCTTGGTCGTTATCAATTACCAGCGTGTAATCGGTGACGAATTGTTCGCGAGATGTCGTGTTTATCGTGTCCATTACTTTCCCTCCTTGCAATTAAATAGATGCGAGTACTTACCATTTTTTACGGCCACATAAAAATAGCGAGTACTTTCTCCGCAATTTTTGCAGACTCCCGCTATAACTGGGTTTACTATTGCGCTCATTTTTTCTCCTGTCTTAATACCTAACGAGGCTGTCTCGCTCGGTGTCTTGCTTGGTGTAACCCTCTCACCTCGCGCCTTGCTTGTCTAGCATTTTGCGGTGTGATATTGGTCACATCGTGCCCCGCTGAGTTATGAACTCGTAGCCTGTAGCGCGGGGCTGTCTTATGTCTTAAGACTGAACTCTCCAGTCTTCCCAGTTATAGCGCGAACCTTGCGGTGTCGTCTCTCGGATTAAAGTTACCCCGCAAAAGCATTTTGCGCTGACCATTGTGTAATCGTCTGCCTCTCGGCGGATAAGTACTGTCTCGGTTCCCCGAGCCTCGTGCTTGTGGTTCATTTTATCTCCTGTCTTAAGTCACAAGGTGAGACTCTCTCACCTTGCTAGTGCCCCCGTCAGTCGTGAACTGGCGCCGACTTAATCGGGCGGGGGCGGGAGGCTTACGCCTCGGCGAACTTAGACCCGCACTCTTGGCACTCTACGCCACTTTCAAGCACGCTCTTACTTGTGCGGATGATATTCTCGCAGTCACAAGTGGCCTTGATTAGGTTGGTATTTCGGCTCTTAGGCTTGGCCTTATCTTGTGAAATCGCGGTAATTTCAAGGGCTGACTCAATTACTTTAAGCGCCTTAGACCAGCGTTTAACGCCGAATTCGGTAATTTCAGTCCATGCGTGCCCCTTGCCCTTAACTTCCACTGTCTTAAGACCGAGAGACTCGGCGCGAGTCTTGAATTTCGCGTTATGGTACTGGTTGGCTGAGCAGTCCTTAATTCCCTCGGCGTAATTGAGAGAATGAGCGACTTCGTGCAATAACACGCCGAGCACGAATTCCGCGCCCTTGGCCAGAATTTCGGCGGTGAAGGCGATTTCGTTAAATCCTTCGCCGTTTACCTGCCAAGGCTGGTAATGCGTAAAGTGTGCAAGTTTACCTTTCATGTCGCGAGTGACGAGGATAGTCGCACGAGGCGCGCCTGTCTCGGTCTTAATCAATTCGTGCGCCTGCTCAAGCGCCTTAGTGATAGTGCTAAGCGCCTCGGTCTTGCTGGTCTTGCTGGTCTTGCCTGCTTGTGCTTGTGCCATTTTTTTATTCTCCTGTCTCGTTAAGCCCTTGTGACTTAAGCGATAAGCAGAAGGTACAAGCGCGAGAATTTAAAGTCAAGAATTTCGCAACGCTTGCAAGATGAACAATAGGTAAACAGTTCCTGAGAGTCGGCTGTGAGCCTTATGCCTTAGCCGTCTTGCATAGTGAGACACGCACGCAAGCAAGCGCGCTCACTTCCCCCGATGCCCCCCGCGTATTAGGGCGCGCTTTCTAGTAGTCGCCGCTCCTTGTGCCAGTCGCCAGCAAGCCAAGCAAGCCAAGCAAGCAAGCGGGGCAAGCACTTAAGACATAACTGTATTTAGGGGAGCGAACGACAGGGAGCGAACCCAGGGTTTTTAAATATGCGTGCGTAGTGCTATATATGTATACACCCACATAACTTTGATAGGGGTCGTTATGCCTCTGAGCAGGACTTTTAATACAGTGGCGTAAGTAACAAAAAATATATTGCTTTTGAGTGTCCAATTAGGTGGCTTTGGACACCTAATACTATAGTGTAGGGGCGTAAGCATTGGAGCCCCTGTTACATAGCAAGGGAGCCCAAAGGCTCCCCCTATAGTATGCCCTAACCTACGGCTTCCGCCTTGGGGCTACAGCCTACGGTTAGGAAAGGATAAACTGCGAATCTAACATATAGCGGATTCGCTACTATGCCTATGGAAAAGAAAAAGACTGCGGCATCGCATAATTCCGATGCCATTAAAAAACAAATAATAGAATTCCTTATGGAAGGCTACTCTGTCCAAAAGGCGATGGATGCCGTTGGTCGGTCGGTCAAGACCTACGAGTACTACCGTAAGACAGATGAGACATTTCGTACCCAGATAGACAAAGTGCGGTCTATGACCGCCAGAGGCGAACTACAGACTGGAACCGTTGAGGTACCTCCGTTCCCTGAGTTCTCATCTAAGTATCTAGGGGTAGAAGTCTTTACCCATCAAAAGCATTGGATAGATTTATTGGAGGGTACACCACCCTCCGATGTGCACCCCAGTATAATATATGAGCCTGGCGACCCTGACTTACTTATCGTCAATACGCCACCAGAGCACGCCAAGTCTACGACCATTACGGTCAACTACGCGCTCTATCAGATTTGCCGTAACCCTAATATCAGAATCCTGATTGTGTCCAAGACACAGGCTATGGCGCAAAAGTTCCTGCTCTCCATTAAGAACAGACTCACCCATCCTCGTTATCAGGATTTACACCTCGCCTTTGGACCTCCAGGCGGATTTGAAAAGAATTCTGATTCATGGAAGCAGGACCTAATTTACCTATCCTCCGAAGCCCGTAACTCAGGCGAGAAGGACCCTACCGTACAAGCCATTGGTATCCGTGGCCATATCTACGGTGCTCGTGCTGACCTCATCATCAT